TCAATTGCGTTCCAAGATTGCTGACAGAGTAAGTGAACCATTTACATTTAAGGGAAGAGAAACCTTTGGTTCCCCTAAAATTGAATTTTTTTATTTGAAAATACTGGCTTCAAATAAAATATAAAATGGATAACAAAAAAGACGAACAAGAAATTGCGGACACAGAGGAGGCCCTCCAGTTCATTGGGAAAAAATATTTGTATGTTTGCGAATGTGACGGCCAAATCAAGTTCTTTGATACGTATACAAAGTTTAAACAATATGTCATCGAAAACAAGGAAAATTATCTGGGTTATCAATACACAGCCGACACTGACATGCACGATTTTATAGTGCACTTGAAAAAATGCAGACTGGTGGTAGAACGCGAATTTGCATACGAACCGGCATTATTCTCTCTGGAAACAAAATCCGCAAAATATAAAAAAATAGTTGAAGGAAAGATTACGGATTATGTGTTGACAAAGTAGGTTCAGGAACTACAGTGTTAACAACATTCGTTCCACGACAAGCAAAAAACAATAAATTGATATTGTCATAATTTATTTTTGATTGTTTGCATATTTTATTACAGATTCCGAGTATTTGTTCCATAGTATAATATTCTGTTTCTTCAATTTCCAGAATATTTATTTTTACAACTTTGTTGTTTTCACAAATATAAAAACCGGTTGTTTCATTATTTTTATCAAGCAATGTTCTGTTTTCAAAATTAAAAATCATATTATCAACAGTAATAATATTGTTATCAGATTCTGAACATTTTAAATTTCTATCATAATTTCCCGCGCATACAAGTTCTTCAACAGACCGCGAAACAATACACTGGTTTCTAAGTTTTTCCCCTTTTTCGACAAAAAAACATAACTTTTTAAACGGAAACTCAACTTTTTTTACTGTATTATCTATTGTTGTTCCATGACAAACTATAATAATACGAATTCGTTTATCGTTATGCGGCAAAATAATATTATCAATTGTATGTTTTCCGAGCTTTTCAAATAATATTTTGGCATCTTTTGTTAATTTGAAATTATATAATTTCAAATATTCTATAATTGATTTTCCGCTATCTTTTTTTTCATGTTCGTTAAAATTTTGATTCGCATAATCCAATAATATTTCTTTAACAATGTTTTCATCAGTATAATTCATAAGTTCAATTGCTGTTTTATATAAATGAGGGTCATCCAGAAGTAAAATATTGGTAACAACATCCTTGTCAAAAAGCAAATTCAATCCAGCATGTAAGTCGTTTGTTTCTTGTATTAAAAATAAATATATTTTTACCATGAAGTCGGGTTTATTAAACATTGTTGCAAAATAAAATAACTGTAAAATGATTTCATGGTCACCATCTCTGCTTAAAATATTATATATACTTGGTCTTGAATACAATTCCATAACAGTTTGATAAATTGCATTTCCGAATATTGAATTTTTATATTTACTCGCCTCTATTGAACACATTAATATGGTTGGTATATGAATATCACGCGTAAATAATACAAAATTAGAATGTAAAATATATGCTTCAAGAATATTTAATTTATTCTCCCTAAGACGAGTGTAATGAACCAAATGTTCTAAATCCACCGTATAATTATTAAATACAGACTGGACCATTATGTCAGATTCGTGTATCAATGCATATTCATTGATAGTATATTTTGTTCCATTTCCATCAAAATCATATTGTTGAAATAATGGGTTTTGAATAGAATCTAAAAATGTTTTGAATTTATCTATATCAATTGTTTTTTTGTTTTTTATTTGCAATGCGTATTGAAACATTTCTGGATTTCCACCTTTCTTATTGTAACGTTTTCGTGTTTGTGTCATTATATATGTAAAATATATATAAACTATACAATCAAACACGCCACTTATTATTTGGAAGACATTGAAATCCATAAGTTGTTCAGGATTGATATTACGCTGGAATTGGCGAAATATATAAACATTTGACGGATGAAACCATTGACCCAAATGTGTTGGAAAAGATTCCGGATAGGAAGTATTCGCCTGCCGAAATAATGAATTTTTATATGGCTGGAGATAAAAATGCGGAGGCCTTTTTATCAAAGCTAACTGGTGTAATTATATAGTTTTGCAACAAGTCGTGATAACTTGTCCGGGTGTCCGGGTTATTTGCACATTTTCAATTTGTGTGTAAATTACTTTGCAATTGTGAGAGGTTTTGGAGTGCATTTTGCAGAGATATGCACAACGTGAAATCACCTGCTTTGGAACTTTGTTTGAATTTGTTTCCAAGACCACATGGCACGAAGGAGAATCTGATAAATGAAACCATATATCAGATTTGTTGGCGTTTTGCACAAGTTCTGTGTTCTCTGCGGCGGACCTGCCGATTTTGATGGTGTAAATGGTTCCGTCGTATTCAAAAGTCTCGAGTTTCATTTGTCTCATATATTTCATAAGATATGTTTATATCCTTTAGGGGAACGTACGTATTCAGAGAAGCAAAGCTTCTCTTACGCCCTATGACCCCTTCCCTTGGTTCGCTTTTCTTAACCCCATTAAATAAGGAAGGTTCAAAAGGAAACCTTGGTTTCCTTTACACCTTTGCACAATTAAAACGCCGATTTATTGGCGGATTATGAGTGCAAAAGTAGGTAGTCTTTGCGCATTATAAATGCGCAAAGGTGTAAAAGAAAACCTCGGTTTCCTTTATATAATGAACAGCGCCGCACTTTTTCTAATTGGATGCATTGGAACAAGACTTTTGTTCACCTATTTGGCAATGACGTTTACCGCATATTTACCCTATATGGGTTATGTAGCCGCACTTATTTCGGCGGGATTTTTTTACATATTTTTCACGGGTAGCAGACCCACTGGTGTAGAGACTGGTGGAAAACCAATTTGGTGGAACAATTTGAGACCGTTACACGGATTTTTATACGGGTTGTTTGCATATGGGGCAGTCACTGGAAACACAGATTCGTGGAAAGTCTTGTTTGTGGATACAATGATTGGCTTACTGGCATTTATAAACAAGCACTTTTAAGGGAACGTACGTATTCAGAGAAGCAAAGCTTCTCTTACGCCCTATGACCCCTCCTTTTTATTATAAAAATACCCACATTCCCTTAATTTTATTATTTGAAATGATACCAAAAAATAGGTATAATTTCACAAGTTTTTTACAATTTTTCATCCAGTAAAGGGAAGGGGTCGTAGGGGAAAGGACGCTTTGCGTCCGACGGTCGGCACCCAAATGGTGCCTTAACCGTAGGTTTCCCTACTTGTAGGTCCGTTTAATCGCATACGGGTTCTGTTGCAAAACATTGTACATGTCAGGAGTATTTCTCTCCATGTTAACATTGGAATCCAGGTTCTGCGACTTCTGTTGGTAAGTTCCGATAGAACCAGCCGTCACATACGGCATCTTCGGCATCACTTCCCGATTGTTCACCATATCCAAATCCTTCGCCTTGCCCTGATAATTAACTGAATTGTTGAACAAATTGGTGTTTGAGTTTCCAAATCGCCCTTTAATTGTATCCGCCTTCAAGTTGCTAGGTTGGTATCCCAACTCGGCATCATAAACGCGCAATGCCGGGTTCTTGGATGCACCTGAACCAGTATATGAAGTGGTGGTTGTGTCTCTGTGCTGGGGTGTCGCCTCCACTTTGGTAGACATGTAACCATTATTGGTTTGCCCCCGATTGACATTCCAATGGTTGACGGAATTCTCAGTGGTTTCTCTCATGGTGGGTGCGGGAGCATCGTTTGGATTATACAAGTAAGACTGGGACACGGCGGATTTCGCATCACCATACACACGCATATTTCCCGTGGTGTTCTCCTTGCGAGAGGGTCGCATCATCTCAAGCAGAGGTGCAACAACTGCTCCAATACCGCTTCCGACTGCACCAAAATAATCATTTTGGGAATTACTGCTTCGGTTGTTCGCATATACCTGGTTGGATTTCATTCCATAGTCGGCATCATTGCCATAACCGCGACCCACTGCATTCGCCACGCCAATCTGGGTGGGTCCGAGTTCAATGCGGTGACTTGGTAGCACCTCACCCGGCATTGCCTGCTGAGCATGCATACTTTGCGCCACACCGTTGTAATCAACGGTCGTCTCCGGTCTGACAACGTGTCTCTCGACAGGAATGGCATTCATAGTGGGTCCCTTGACCGCACCCGTGGTTGTGAAAAGACGGTCCTGTCCCCACTCAAACGCGGTCTCTGGGCGGTTCTTCTGGAACGCACCCAAAATGCCCACATTCGTGATGCGGCTTTTGGCGGGACCCTCGTGTCCCAATTGCATCGTCTCGGAAGCCTTTTGTTTATTGGCGGTTCTCAATTCATCTACACCCTTGGGGAGCCAGGATTCGCGCATTGCGGTGCCCGAATTGTATCCACCGGCGCCTTCGGCGCCGTAGCCGAGACCGAGACCAGGGCCGACTTTGACCTCTTCGAAAGGTTTGACATTGGCCATTCGCATACTTGGATTTACGCGAGATTGGTAGAAATCGTTCATATTGGGTGCACCATTGGCCCATTGAATTTTCTCATTGGGTGCGAACAGAGGCGCCTGTTCCGACTTTGCAAAAACTTGCGACCCATTTCCTAAATAATTATCCATAATGGCTTCGTTGGAATTGGGGTCAATCGCCGACCGGATTTTGCCGCCGAAAAAGGGCATCATGTTGTTGTGCTCAAAGTATTTTGAGTCGACACTCTCTCCATTCAACGATTTGTATTGGTTTTTATTATCACTGATAGTGTCTTTTACTAAACTCCCCTTGGAATAAGGATTGAAATATTTGTCGGTGTATACGGAGGGTCCGTCATATCGGTTCACTGTGGCGAGCTTGGAAGATACTTCGGTTTCGGAACCATTTTTAGAAACCAGTTCTGGATAATTTACATCCGGGACGTTGGTATTTGGCAAAAACCCCTCATTTACAGGTTTTGGTTCTTTTGATTGATTTGAAACAATATATAAACTGCCTAATGCGACTAAAGGTATTGCTAATTCCATGATAAACTATATATTACTAATCCCAAAATAATGCAGGGAAACCTACGGTTTCCCCTGCAACCCCTTCCCTTTAAAAAAATGCGTTTTTAAAATTAGGTATTATAAAATGCAAGCAAAGTTTTTAACTTTGGTTCCATTAAAATGACAATATAATTGGTTTCCCTACTTGGACACTCCATTAAATGGTATACTAAGGGAGGGGGTTTGGGGGCGGAAGCTTTGCTGAATCCGTCGGTTCTCCCTGAAATGGTCTCTCTCCAAAATGCGTGTGTTCAAGTTATTATGGAATGGTTTCTCCAGTTGGTCTAAAGGGTTCAACAAGGGTTGTTCCCATCTGTTCTGTTCAACATCTCGATAGGTCCACGCGGGGTGGGTGGCACGGGAATCGTCCGTGATATAGTTGGTTTCGCCATATGAAGTGGCGGATGATTTGACAGCGTTTTTCTTGTAGCAATTCACTTCGGGTAAGTCGCGGTTCAATGGCCTGGTTAATCCACGCAAATCGCTGTTAATATCCATCATATTGTCGCGAAAATTAGCGCCCCATCCCGTTAAACGGAGATGCGGGTCCGCATTGAAATCCATATTGTCTCCGGGCCCGGGGACATCCATTGCATATCTTCCCGCAAATGTGCTAATTGCATTGCGTTTCTCTATTCTATTTGGGTCATTATTGTACCGACTACAAGCCATAATAATATATTTGTATAAAAGAAATCAGGTTAAACACATAATTCAGATATGTTCATAGAAATATGCCTAAACTGTGTTTGAATATGATTGTGAAGAATGAGTCTAAAATTATCACACGTCTTTTTGATTCTGTCGTGGACATTATCGACAGTTATTTAATTTGCGATACTGGAAGCACCGACAACACAGTCCAGCTCATAACCGATTATTTTTTAAAACGCGGCAAACCCGGAAAGGTCATTGTGGAGCCATTCAAGAATTTCGAGCACAATCGGACTTTTGCACTCCAGGCGTGCGAGAATAACCCAGATATAGATTACGTCTTGTTAATGGATGCCGACATGGTTTTAATAAAGGGTCCCCAGTTTAATCTGGGTAACTTCAAAGACCAACTGTTGACCGCCGACGTGTTCCACCTGTTCCAAGGAAGCGACCGTTTTTCTTACAAAAATGTGCGAATTGTCAAGAACAATATGGGGATAAAATACTGGGGCGTCACCCACGAGGTCATTAGCACCCCCGACGGAACCCAGTATTCGCAGATAGAGCGAAGCACACTTTTCATCGATGATATTGGCGACGGAGGAGCCAAAGCCGATAAGTTCGAGCGAGATATTCGTTTATTGACGCAAGGATTAGTAGAGAAGCCGAACAACGATAGATACACGTTCTACTTGGCCAATAGTTATCGCGACAGCGGAAATCGAGAGAAGGCGATAGAAATGTATAAAAAACGTATAGAGATTGGCGGATGGTTTGACGAGGTATGGCACAGTTACTATAGCATGACGTGTACGATTACAAGATTGACTACGAGTATACTATCGTGGGATACTATTACAATCCGGAAAACATTGACATGGCGGCGCTGAGTATGCGAGTAATGACTGCGCGAAATATCGAGGATTCCATTTTGAAGAATGTGATGTCCAATTACAAGTTTTATTGCAAAACGTTGCCCCTAACCAATAACCCTTTATCTAAAACGAATAACTTATTGGAACCAGGATTCAATGTCAGCACACCCTCTTTTTGCATGCACAATGGCGAGCTTGTTATTAATCGCAGACACGTCAATTACTACATTGACGAGAATGGTGGATACGTGAACCAGGAGCATATCACGACGAAAAATATGGTGACAGTTGGTTCCAACACTTTTGAACTAGGATATAATAGAGAGTTGGATGGGCGGTATGTGGGCCTGGAAGATATCCGGTTGTTTGAGCACGGAGGCGAAACTCATTTCACAGCCAATCGCGGAACCCAGGACGGAAAGATGCGAGTTGAATATGGAACCATTGATTATGAGAACCAGCGCATAAACTCGTCGTTCTTGACGAAAACGGATGGGTGGGGTATTATACGCGGGTGCCGATGACCACATTCGCGTAGTCTATGACTGGCGAACCACCTATGAAATCGGATATGCAAATATGTTGCAGAACAAGAGAGATATGAAGTCACCAAGGTTTTTTGACGCCCTCCGAGGGTCAACCAATGGTATTCGTGTTTCAAATGAAACGTGGTTTATTGCACACGCGGTGTCTTATGAAGACCGAAGATACTACTATCATATTTTGGTTGCACTAGACACGGAATCGGGCGAAGTCAAGCGATGGTCTAAGTTTTTTACACTGGAAGGAGAGAAGGTGGAATATGTGCTGGGATTTATCCAAACCAGTGAAGACGAATTCATGATTGGATATTCCAAGATGGATAAAGAGTGTTGCATAAAAAATGTTTCGAGGGCAGATTTGGAGAAGCTCTTTTAACCTTGTTGAACGTAGGCTTCGCCTTAAGCGACGCTTGTCCTAGGCAACCCCTTTATACGATTTCCTGTGCCATTCTGTAATTCCGTGGGCTCGAATCCCTTCAAAATGCGCCTTGGTCCCATACCCCATATTGGTATGGAGCGAATATTTCTCCCCCAATTCCGGATGTTCTGCACACAAAGCATCCATATAGGTATCTCGCTCGTTTTTCGCCAAAATGGATGCCGCCGCGATGGACGAATATGTCCCATCTCCCTTCTCTACAGTTTCGTGGGGCATAGTTATCAACGTTTCTGTCTCTTCATCAAACCTGGAATAGTGGCGGAAATAATTACCATCCACCAACAATAAACCATTGCGAATATTTGTAGAAGCAATTTTCTTCAAATTTTCGGTGACACACTGATGCATCCCCTTCATAACACAGTTCAAGATGCCGGTGCTATCAATTTCCTCCGCCTCGGCGTAGTAGATATGCCAGGCAAGCGCATTTGATTTTATGTAGTCGGCAAGTTCCACCATCTTTTTTCGTGATTTAATTTGTTTGCTGTCTTTCATCCAATCGTGGTGGAATAAATTCACATCTTTAGGTAAAATGACGCCTGCAACATAAACCCGTCCAAATAAAGGACCGCGACCTGCCTCGTCGATGCCAATCTCAAATTCGGTGTCTTCGCTGTAACAAGATTTTAGGGTCACCTTTGGTTTCTTCTCTTTTGTATCCATTGTATATTTAGGTTTATTTAATTTTGCAAAGGAAAAAAATCAATTTTATAAGTGTCTATTTTCTCGTTATAGAATATATATTTACAATGGTAAGTGAAATCAAATTAAGTCCGTTATTAATATTTTTTACACTATTGATTGTGTTGCTTGTAGCCACAACCGTGAAACGATGGGGGCTTGTGTCCGAGGGTTTTATCGGCTATTTGAAGGACGCCAATAGTTTCAGTTCGCAAACGGTTAATGCATACGACAATACTCGCACAATTACCAAGCTTTACGATGACATTTTCTACGATAGTAGAAATGGATACACAGTTATGGTGTCCGGACCACAGATGGGAACTACCGTCAGATATATCAATGTTGTTCCTCGAAACCCGAAAGACCAAATATGGAAATATGCGCCAGCCAAAAACGGTTCTGAATTGTCGCAACAATCCGACGAAAGTAAAATATCCGAGATTGAGTCTTTAGAGACACAGTGGTCGGTAAAAGAACCAAATAGTATGAATCAATTAAATTACATAACATGGGGCAACGACACGTATTTATACATTATGGATTTAACCAATGCGAAAGTTTCGGGAAATACCACCGTTTCGGGAAATACCACCGTTTCCGGGAATACATCAGCCACCTCATATAAACCTGCCATCTCTGCATACTTTAATGGTACAATGAAACAATCGACCAATAGTTATTCGACCACAGACGCAATTAATTTGAAGCCCGCATTCACCTATACAAATGATGGTAAAGACGACACAAATATGATTGTAGATTTTTACGACAAGGTGCAAACCGTTTACCAGCTTGTATCCAATGTGTGGTTCGACGTCAGGAACGGAAATTTGCTTGTTAAAGCCAACCCTACTAATCTGGATGTCTATGTTAGAGGAAGCAAAACATCCGACTATTCGTATACTGAGATTCCCAAAGATGGAAATACGACTCCCGCATCTCAAGTTACATTTAGACAAACTTCGGTAGCCCCCTATTTTATCCAAGATTCAAAAGGAGATAACACAATCATGTATTGGGCCAATGGCGACAACACAATCATATCGGTATTCAAGAATGCATTGGAGTCTGATGACACAATCAAGGTGGTCAAAACACTCCGTTTTACCCGCGATGGACTTTATGGAGCAAATCCCATTGTGACCGACGATTTATCCGGTAACAAGCCGGCAGATACATCGGGTGACAACAAAGACCTCTTGGATTCATTCGCCAGGTGGTATATTTACTTCAATACCAATGCAGTCAGTTCTGGAAATTCCAGTGATTACCTATTGAAAACCCAGATTGTCCCACCAGTTTGTCCCGCATGTCCTGGATGCAAATCGGAAGGCGTTTGCACAGATTGCGGAGGCAATGGTGGTTCTGGAACCCAAACTTCTGACAACTCTTCGCTCGCATTCGACAAAAAAACCGTGGTTGGTGCTACTGGAAGTTTGTTGACCAATACGGTAGATGCCGCGGGCAACGTGGTTAACAAGACAGTAGACACTGCGGGTAATGTGGTTAACAAGACAGTAGACACCGCGGGCAATGTGGTTGGGAAAACTCTTGATACCGCAACCGGCGTAGTTGGAAAGACATTTGATGCAGCGGGCAATGTAGTTGGAAAGACATTTGATGCAGCTGGCAATGTAGTTGGAAAGACATTTGATGCAGCTGGCAACGTTCTTGGTTCAGCAGCAAGCAGACTCGGCCTAGACCGCATTGGATACCAGCAATCATATGGAGGTCCAGTGAATACAAGTACAACTGCAAACACGAATGGATATCCTTCTTCTGGACACAAGAGTGCGGAATACAGACCAGGCAGTAATAACACGGGCATTCCCAATTACCCCAATAGCAAACCCAATGACCCATATACATACAATGGAGCACTGCAGTCCAAAGGAGGAAACTTCATGGCGGTCACTGCGGACTTCAGTCGATTCGGGCGATAGTAGTAGGGGAACTCGTCGTATTCAGCGAAGCTTCCGCCCTATGACCCCATACTAATAATAAAATTAAAGAATGCGTTAATAATTTGCTTTATAAGTAGAACTTACTAAGGGAAGGGGTCATACAGCCGTCAGGCCTTAAGCAAAGCGGCGCCTTTGGGGAAACCTACGGTTTCCCCTAAGTGCGTTCGAACCCGCACCAAAACAATATTATTTTATTATAATTAAAGCTTACCTCATTAATTACAATAATGTTAAACCGAGACCAAATAGAAAAAGAGATGTGTGAAATTCTGCGAAATTTCGAAAAAAATCACACCAACGTGAATTACAAGAAAGGCTTTTACATATATGGTTCATCCGGTGTTGGAAAAACCACATTTGTCTTGGACATTTTGAAAAAAATGAATTACGATGTTATCCACTATGATGCCGGCGATGTGAGAAACAAGGCCCTTGTTGAAAACATTGCAAGCAACAATATTTCTTCATACAATGTCTTGGATATGATGCACAAGCGTGTCAAAAAAATCGCAATTGTGATGGACGAAATTGACGGTATGAACAGCGGCGACAAAGGCGGCCTGACTGCACTCATCAAGTTGATTCGCCAGAAAAAGACGAAAAAACAGAAACTCGAAAACATGACGCTCAATCCAATTATTTGCATTGGAAACTACAACGTGGACAAGAAAATCAAAGAGCTCATGAAGGTGTGCAATTTATTCGAATTGAAAACGCCGACATCAGACCAGATGAAAACCCTGATAAAAACAACTTTTCCGAGTATTGAGAATTCAAAAGTGGACGTCATTGAGAAGTATGCCATGGGTGATTTGCGAAAATTGGAATTTATCAAAAAACTATACAGTAAAAAACCCGAATTAATAAATGCGGATATTCTGCAAAATATATTGAACATAAAAACATTCAACGAAGACACCAACAAAATAACCAAATCACTGGTTGCGCACCCATACAAGATGGAAGACCACAATACGTTGATGAACGAAACAGATAGAACCACGGTTGCATTGTTATGGCACGAAAACATCGTGGACACAATTCCTCAACAAACAGAAAAATCGTTGCCGTTTTATTTACGATTTTTGGAAAATGTGTGTTATTCTGACTACATAGACCGCATCACATTTCAGAACCAGATTTGGCATTTTAATGAGATGAGTAGTTTGATGAAAACGTTCAATAATAATCGGTTATATCATTTAATCAAAGAAGGTAACAAAACACTGGGTGAAGTCAGATTCACCAAAGTTCTCACAAAATATTCGACCGAATACAACAACATTGAGTTTATTTACGATTTGTGTCAGAAAATGGATGTGGACAAAAAAGATTTGATTTCGCTGTTCCAAGAATTGCGGATTTTTTATTCAGACAAAAAGTTAGACGTAGTTAATGATGTCAATGTTCTGAATTCAGTGGAGAAGGTATTTGAAACGTATGATATCAATAAATTAGATATAAAAAGAATGTATCGATATTTAGACAAAAATGTCAAGAAAGATGTGGTGATAGATGATTTGGAGGACGAGTAGTAGGGAAACCGTAGGGAAACCGTAGGGAAACCTACGGTTTCCCCTACGTCCCCTTCCCTTAATAGGAATATAGTATTCATAATCACTTTAACACATTATTATATTATTTTGAAAAAAATAATATAATCAATCACAAAACACAAGGGAGGGGGTCGTAGGGGGGAAAGGACGCGGAGCGTCCGACGGTCGGTGCCCAAAGGGCACCTTAACCGTAGGTTCCCCTACTGCATAGCAGACAAGTCACTCGAAGTATTCGACGACCAATCCATTTCGTCTTTATCAAGTTCGGCAATCAGTTTTGGAATTTTTTCTTTATTTTCTTGTTTGACGACATTTTTAGTCCGCATCATGTATTCTAAAACATCACGGGGCTCTCTGCACTCATCGCGGACTTTGTCGGCCTTTTCATTCGCCTTTTGCGATTTTTTGTACAAGGCTTCACGGCGCTTGGCGGTGCCGCGGTGTTTACTCAATGCAGCACTTGCTTTATAATACGCACGAACGGCTTTTCTGTACTTTTTCGTGCAGCTCTTGATTTTTGTCATTTGCTTTTTGACAAGGGGGTCTTCTGCTAATCTGGGCATTTTATATAAATATTGTTATATAAAATATCATCGGTATAAATCATCGTTGGATTTTTTCTAAATCATCGTTGGATTTTTTCTAAATCATCGTTGGATTTTTTCTAAATCATTGACGGATCTAATTTGAACAAGGGTTCAGATTTAGAGTTCTCTGAAATTGCATTTGGCGTCATTGCATTTGGCGTCATTGCATTTGGCGTCATTGCATTTGACGTCATTGCATTTGGCAATTCTGGGCCATACACCACATCGTTTTTTGGAATTTTTTCAATAAGAAGTTTCTGTAAATTTTTGTTTTTTTCGCCATCTCTTCCTTCATCATTTTCTCCCGGTCTCTCTCGATTTCGGCAATCTGTTTTAAAACGTCAGGTTTCATTTTGGGGTTACCAGGCTCATATTTTTCCAACAAAGGGTCAATATCTTCCATAAAAAACTTTTTAATATTTGCCTCTTTTTCCAAACAAATAAAATCGGTCACTTTCTTCGGCGATTCTTTGACATAATCAGGATGAGGATTATTCAACAATTTGCGCTTATCAAATGTATTTTGTTCGTGCGAAAAGCAAAGAATGGTTTTCATTGGGTCCAATTGGACAAATGGAATTGTATATCCTTTCAGGAATTCACGTTCTTCGGCCACTGCCGCGTGGTCCTGATACTTGGTTTGTTTCAAAAGTTCCGCGCGAAATGCGAATGTTCCAGCAGTTGCGTGGTTGGGCCCGTAGGGCCCGAACTGAATCATTTTCTTAATGTGTTTGAAATAAATGTATATTTCGCTGGACCCGGCACACAATGCCTGTTTATTATCCATCAATTTATCCACAGCATGCGAAATACGCTCAGGGGGATAATAATCGTCATCGTCCATATAAACAATAATCGACCCAGTTGCTTTGCTGTGCATATAATTGCGCTTCTCTCCGAGAGATACTTTTTTAGGTAATTCAAAATACTTGATTTGACTAATACCGGAGCTTTCTACCAAATCTTTGATTCTATCGGTTCCATCATCCACGATAACCCACTCGATTCGGTCTTTGGGGTAAGTCTGGTTTCGAAAACATTCGAACATGGTTGGAATGAAAGGCCGGCGGTTAAATGTGGGGGTGCATACACTAACAAGTGGATAATATTTTTTTGTTAATTTTGTTGCGTGTGATTTTATTTTTGGCATTATAAATATTATTTACTATTCAAATTATATTTATATTGTTATTGAGAGTATTATTAAGCGTTTGTGCCAAGTTTGTTTGTATTCAGTAGATTTGTATTCAGTAGATTTGTATTCAGTAGATTTGTGCCCACTTCATTTGTGCCCACTTTGTTTGTATTCAGTAGGTTTGTATTCAGTAGGTTTGTATTCAGTAGGTTTGTATTCACTAGATTTGTATTTATACCCACTTCGTTTGTGTCTTCAAAAATCTTTGATACCGATTCACCTGCAGTATAAACATTATTTTTTATCCATTCTTGGAGCATATATATTTTCGGATTTTCATCAACCATAAATTTGAATAATCCAATACTTATAGCACTTATGAATGCAATTCCAGTCCATTTATACGCAGGTGAATTAATCTTCAAAATAGAAGGAACCGACCGAAATAATCCAAAAAACATAATTAAGAATGGCAAACTGATACCAAATAATGAATAAAAATTAAAATAAATAAAAAACAAGGTGGACGCAAGAGAAACTGTCGGTCCATACACAATTGCAATACGAATCAATGTAAATATTAAATAACTGATTGGATGCGCAATCTTGAATGAAGTTAGCGATTCTTTGAATGACTCGCTTGGATTTGTATTTTCCAAGTTTTTATCAAAAAGCCGGGCTTTAAAACTTGAAATGATTCCTTCGATAACATAGAAAATAAAAAGCAGTGAAAAATAAACACTGTTACTTTTTGGGTCATAAATGATTTTCATTAAATTTATTTTTCCAGTTTGTAGATAAGTTTTTGCATATTTGTATAGACGAGATATTTGAGAAATAATTGTTTTGACAGCGTAATTCGAAATAAGTAAAACCAAGATATAAACAGAACGTTCATTTCCTTTAAAATAATTTACTAAACGCGGCATTTGAATCGAAATCGTTTCGTCAAAAAACTTTACAATTTTATAAAAATATTCACTGAAAAAATATAAATAATTTATAACATCAAATTTCTCATAAAACTGGATTCTTTTTGTGAACCCCTCGGTTAAATTAAAATACCAGTTATAACTTACATAAAGTGTGATAAAGAGAGAAAATAAAGACACCAAAATAGATTCAACGAGTTTGTTGTCCTGAGCATTATTGTTTTTTTTATCTGTTTTCGTTTTATAAATCGGACTTCCAAGGGGTTTGATATTATTTTGGGCATCATCATTTTGGGCATCATCATTTTGGGCATCAACAAATGGTTCCTTTGCATTTCGAGAATCAATGGGGTCTCTGTCAAAAATAGATTTTAAAGGATTTGCCAGTAAAAACTTTACGAGAGGATTTTTATCCGATGAAGGATTCGTTTCTTCAAATCCTTCTTTTATACTAAAGTCATTCTCTCTATCGGAATCAAAATCATTGGTCTTGAATTTATCTTTATTAATCCATTTAGTGGTCATTCACTATATATATACTAAAGGAACTAAGGTTTGGCATATGTTCGCAATAAGGAGGGTTCGTAATAAGGAGGGTTCATAAGGGAACGTAGTTCCCTTATTTTGGCATATGTTCGCAATAAGGAGGGTTCGTAAGGGAACGTAGTTCCCTTATTTGGCATACAAAAGACCACAGTATCCTCCAATAAACGATAACACGTTATATCTCTCTTCAAACAGTTTCATATTGTAGTTGTATTCGTAAAGACGCCATGTCGGCGCATTCGTTGCAATAACAACGCCCTCACCATTGCAAGTGATTTGGTAATCGTAATTTTGCAAATCAAATTGCGGAACAAATGTATTAATCTCTATCTCTACCGTTTTGAATTTTGACATATTAATTGCACCCGTTGGCTGATAATCAGTCGGGTTCGTGTTCAAGCAGAAATTGTAACAATATAGCCCATTGTTTGAGAACCCGGCCGTGCGCGTATATTTCTCAATATATTCGAAAACTTCACGCGTCAAAAGATTCTCTCTATATTCGCCGTTAAAAAGAATACCCATCGTTTCCAAAATCTCTTTTCGATTCTCAACCGTAAAATCGCCAGTAATGAAGTAACCCGTGTTTTTCCCACTTGGATTAATTAAAGGACCAATATTGTTGCTAGGGTCAGTTGTTAAAAAAATGGCCGGATTTGTTCCGTCAATGGGTGCATTCTGAATATCTCCTGGAATTGTTCGATACGGCCAGTTGGTGTAATTACTCCATTCGTTTCGCATATAAACATCATTTCTCTGCAGATACCACATCCAATTTGCCACCATTCCATTGGACTGAACCTTGATTTTTTTGGAACCAGTGACATTTTCATAATTGTATTCAAAAATGTCTTTTATTAGATAGACCTGATTCTCCGCTGTAAATGTTTTGGTTTCTTCTTTGGACAAAAAACAATAAGTTGCTAAAATGTGAATGTCCGCATTCCAACCATTCATGATAGTTTGATAGTTGTCCTTTGTAATTACTTCGGAAGGCGGGGTTTGCAAGAACCGATAAAGTTGAAACCGGTCTTGTGTAAAATCGGGGCGAATATATGGGTAATTATTGACATCATCAAACACATCACGTACCTGGAAAAGTTCCTCAATCGGTCTTAGCGTAACATTGATATAAAGCTCATTGTATTGTAGAGAAGCCATTGGAAAAGCGCATTTGCTGTCGAGTGTGAACCACGCATTAATTGGAATATAGAGTGTTCGGCCTCTTATCGAAGGCTCTGCGCCCAATGTGCTGGTCGTATAATAAGCAGATGGATACGAATTTGCACGACCATAACTGTTGGCAGGGTCATTCAATTCGTTATTATTTCCAGACATTTGATTAAAAAGCCCCTTCTTGGATTCGTTGAAGTCACGTTCAACCATTGCGGCTAAATAATCACCCGAGTATTTTTGCAACGTGAAGTTTCCACACTTGATTTCAATCTCCTTTATAATGTGTGTGCCGATGTCTTTTATCCAGCGGAAATCGTAGGATGCCCATTTGTTGTTAGTATCTGCACACGGGTGATATATGGGACTCCAAATGTGAGGCAACGTAATAACAACGTATGTATCCATCAACAACTCAGCATAACGGGGCATTTTGAAGGAAAATGTGGATGTTTCTGATGTTCGCAAATCACGAAGACCGTCATAATCAATTCGGAATTTTTGAAGGCCAAAATTGGTTATTTTTTTATAAGTCGCTTTGAATAAGGTTTTTTGTTCATTTCCACCTTGAATAATTGTATTATTTGCTCCTTCGGCAACAAGATTTAGTAATCCACCAGCCATTGTATATTGTATAATACAATGGTGGATTTAATTTATTTAATCTAGAATAAATATATAATGCATCCAATTAAGAAATTATTGATTTTAGTAATTATATTGGTTACAATCTTCATAATTTACAATTTATTAAAGTCGCGCCAAGCTATCAAAATAAATTATGAAAAAGAAAAACAAGAGTTAAAAGAGGGGTTTACGGACGCGTCCGGCGTATCAATCGCCGCCATTCCACAAAGTTACCGTAAGCTACCAATTCGCGAATTTATTGTCAAATCATCATACAATAGTGCAATTAACAATGAGAACATTGCAGAGAAAAAACAAATCATGAAGGTTCTTGAGAGAGGATGTCGACTTCTAGATTTCGAAATTTATACTCGAAACAACATCGAGTATGTTTCGTATTCGGAGGACCCACAATACCAAAGTATGGATACTGAAAATGAAGGGGACAAACGATTACCTTTGAGCGATGCATTTAACACAGCGATTGGATATGCATTTACGAGTCCATCCCCCTCGCCAAATGACCCATTATTTATTTCTCTCCGAATTAAAAACAATTCCGTAGAGACGCAAACACGCATTGCATCTCTGGTTGAATACACATTTAAAAACCGCTTGTATAATGGCAAAGTCACTAGCATAACACCTTTGGACAAATTAATGGGAAAAGTTATTATTATACTGGATAAAACAAGTTCACCCGAGAAGTGTTCGGACTGTTCCAAATTTGTCAATATCGAAGCGGGAACCATTGGATTTCAGAAATATACATATACAAATTTAGAAACACTTCCCCAAAACTTGGTGATGCCAAGCAAGAAGGGATTGAATACAAACATAAAAAGTTTTATGATGATGACGCCGAATCAGATGGACCAACTCAAACCGCCCAACCCAGTCGACACTATCTCGAAATGGTTTCCGCAATTCCTTTTGTATAAATTTTACAAACCAGGCGAAGAATTGACAGAGTATGAAAATATATTTAATAAAAACCAAACAGCTCTTGTGCCCGTATCAACAATTGTGGCAAACATTAGAAAAAAAAATTCCGCACAACAATAAATATTATATTTGTTAATTGTATATGAACAAATATAATACCCCATTATGCAACAACAAAATGAGTTTTGATGAATGCGAGCTGGCAATTTTGCGCCAAGCCGTGGACGAAAGTGAAATGACAAAGGCGAAAAAAACAGTTATGAACGACGACGTCAAAAAAATTATCGGAATTTTGGAAATTTTTTTGCAGAGAAAAACGCTGATTTGTTATGGCGGCACTGCAATCAACAACATTCTGCCCAAACAGGACCAGTTCTACAATCGAGAGTTGGAAATCCCCGATTACGATTTTTACTCAAAGACCGCGCTCAGCGACTCAATTGAATTAGCGAATATTTATTCCGACGCCGGGTACAAAGAAGTCGAGGCAAAATCGGGTATGCACCACGGGACCTACAAAGTTTTTGTGAATTTCATCGCGGTTGCCGATATCACTCATTTGCACGAGGATATTTTCGACGCATTGTATGCTGACTCCATCAAGGTGGCGGGAATCAAATATGCCCCCGCCAATTTCCTGCGTATGAATATGTATTTAGAACTGTCGAGACCCATGGGCGACGTGAGTCGCTGGGAAAAAGTGTTCAAGCGATTGTCTCTGCTGAATAAACATTATCCCGTGAACCCAACAACCAATTGCGAGAATGTTGAGTTCCAGAAAAAAATGGAGGAAGAGACGATTCGTTCCATCATCACCGAGAGTGAACAAAGTGCTTCAGCTGTCAAAGTAGAAGAAGATATTCACATCATTATTCGCGACAGTTTAGTATCATTGGGTGCCATATTTATTGGCGGGTATGCATGCTCTCTCTACTCCAAATATATGCCGGAAAAGGAAAAACGCAAAATAGAGAAAACCGCGGATTTTGATGTAATTATCGACGACATTAACAAAGCCGCCATCATTGTCAAAGAACAATTGGAAAACAAAGTCAAAGAGAAAATCGTGTTGATAGAACACGCAGAAATCAGCGAAATCATTCCGCGAAACATCGAAATCAAGATTGGCAATGATTCGGTGGCGTTTATCTACGAGCCGATTGCGTGCCACAGTTACAATAAAATAGAGGTCGACAAGAAGGAAATCAATGTTGCAACGATTGATACATTGTTGTCGTTTTATTTGGCATTTCTCTATTCAAAGAAGGAATATTACAAGAATAAAGACAAGATTCTCTGCATGGCGATGTTTCTTTTCGATGTCCAACAGAGAAACCGACTTAACCAAGAAGGATTGTTGAAACGGTTCACAATTGATTGTTATGGAAAACAGAAAATGTTGGAAGACATTCGCACAGAGAAGGCGGAAAAATACAAAGAATTGATGCTGAAAAAAGGCACTCCGGAATATGACGAATGGTTTTTGAAATACAATCCAAATGATAAGCGCAAACGGACGATGGGAAAACCAATGAAGAGTGTGAACATGGAAATTATTTTATCACCCGATGCAATGCGAGAGAAGAAACAAAATAAGAAAACAGTCAGTAAAAAATTTAAAAAAAATATTAAACGAAAGACGTCTTACAAGAAACCAAAACCAGAGAAGCAATTTTTATTCTAGTTCTTCGCCAGTATATTAGATTCAACGCATCCATCAAAATTCTTGATATGTATTTTTCGGTTTATAATCTCTGCAGGTGTGATATTTTTATTTGTTTTCATTTTTTGATGAAATTGTGTATAACATTGATTGCAAGCATAATAATATTCAAATCCTTGTGTCATTGGAAATATTTTTTTCTTGAAAGAACACCATAATTTCATTTTATTTATACATATAAAAATCTTGTATACCCCATTGTATATTTACCATAAATATATAATGACATAAAATTACATTCATTTTTTTTTATTTTTATTTTTTTTTTTTTCATTTAACAACGGATTAATGGCGGCTATCTCCGATTTCTCTAAATCTTCACTTGAAAGCCCCCACTGCGCGACAGCGCAGTCTTCGACCGATTGTATCAATGTGTCTGACTCATTTATTGGTGCATCGTCCCACGGCGTTTCGTGAAATTTGATATCGGCATCAATGTCATCTTGAAGCGCTTTTACTTTATCCAGAAGTTTGGTGAAATATTTGAGTTGTGTGTCCTGGAAAAACTTGCAATAATTGGTATACAGCTCAATCTGGTCTCTCATAATTTTGTTGTCGTATTCCAGTGTATTGATAAAATTGGCAATGCGAATTCCACTTTGCGATTTGGATTTGTATTTATTGACGGAGAATTCATTTTCTCTCAATTTGCCAATTAAACAAGTGATTAATTCGACCGCATTGTCGTGAACCAAATAAATATTCTCCAACGAATACTCACCGAATGGTTCTAAATCATTGTATACGAGGTGCTGCGCGACAGTGGGAATATCAATCTTGTAGTCCTCGAAAAGTTTGTGCAACATATTGTACAAGTTGTAATAGTCGCAGTAAGCGCGATTCGTCAACATTAAGAAATTTCTGTGCAAATTGTCGGTGTCGAACAACATCGCCTTATATTGAAAATGGAACGACTCCAGACAAACGAGAAAAATCTTTTTGGAATCATTGTCCTTAATTAGGTCGGTGTGAATTTCTTTTAATTGACCGAGTTTTCTTTTGATGGCCGCCCTCATCTCTACGATTTTATCAACGGTGTTCTTCACTTCCATAAATTCATTTTTCAATTTGAAGATTTCATCATCCATCTATATACAAATACTATTTATATTTTTATCCATTTTTCTGGGAACATCGAGTCGGTGTTTTCGTGAATAAGTGGTCCAAACCAGACCGAAGGATAGCAGACGATTTTCTCTGAGTTCTGATTTAAGTAGGCCCCCCACCAACTGAAGCTGCTGTTTGCAATAATGTGGTGTTTGCAACAACTCATCGAAAGCATCTCTTCCCAATCGGTCTCTTCTAAATGTCGCACAAAAACGGTTTTGTCTCTAAATTCGTTTTTTAGGGTAGCCACATCTTTCTCTACAGATTCCAAATCTTCTTCTTCGCAATAATAGTAGACAGTAAACGGACATTCATCCAATAACAAGATGTAGTTGAGCGCATTTGCATAATAGTCTATTCCCATAATCGGGTGACAATCTGGCAAATCCTTGTAATCACCTCTTCGAAAATGGAGAGAAATGCTATTTTGTTGGAATGAATATTTTTTTTGAATTTTCTCTACATCCAGCATTTTCAAAATGGTTTTTAAATGGTGGTCAAAGAATTTGAAACTTTGAAAATATCCATTGAGTGTAATGTTTTCTTTAGGTTCAGGCAGTTCCACGAATCCATGGGTTCCCTGGTTTACCAAAGTGGTTGGTGGAATACTGGTGATAACATGGTCGGAAATGGACAACAACAACGTGTCCCAATAAGTCCGCCGTTTCCCCAGATTCGCACTGTATTCAAAGAGAAAATCGATGTTATGTTCAATTGAGTAAGCAATGGTTGCAAAGATTTGGAACAATTGATTTCCAAGACCGCCGTATAATTTGCAAGTTACAAAGTGTGCCGCCATATATGAATTTGAATAGTTCTATTTTTACGTGGTTTAGTCGGAATTATATTTTTCTCTCATATATTATAAACAAAAATGGCCGAAAAACCGAAACCGGAAGACCCCGTTGCTACCGAAGAACTTGAAAAGAAGGAACAAGAAATCAAAGTTGAATGGTCACCCGAGAACGAGAAAATCTTGGTCGAATGGTGTGATATCGCAAAATGCTACAAATGGTTGCACACCCGAGCCCACCAGAACTATTCCAAAAAACACGCGTGGTTCACGATTCCCGCCATTATTCTCTCCACTATTTCTGGAACGGCATCTTTTGCCCAAGGCAGTTTACCCGTATCAATGCAAACCTATGCACCCATGGTGATTGGTTCCGTGAATATTTTCATTGGTATCTTGACCACTATCCAGCAGTATTTGAAGATTTCCGAATACAATGAATCGCATCGCGTCTCTGCAATTGCCTGGGACAAATTTGCGAGAAATATCCGCATTGAATTGGCAAAACACCCCGACGAGCGTTCCTCCGACGCGGGCCATTTCTTGAAAACCAATCGCGACGAATTTGACCGATTGATGGAGACGAGTCCTTCCATCCCGATTCCAATTGTGGACGAATTCTTGGAGACCTTTTCCGGCGAAGAAGTGCAAAAATGGTACAAATGCTGTTCGGACAAGAAAAAGAAGAATGACCACAAAATTAAGAAACAGGAGGAGTTGAAGAACCGGGCAAAGATATTTGAAAAACTGAAGAAACCGGATGTTTGCAATATCATTGTCACATCGGACGATGACCGACACCCATGGTACAAGGAGCCAAATGCATTGAGAAAGAAAGACGACGTTATTTACTCGGTGGTTTCGCAAAAGATAACCAAGATGCAAGAAGAAATGTTGAAGAAACAGGATGAAATTAAACAAGAATACGAAGAAAGGATTCAATTGGAGAAAGACATGAGAGAACAAGAGGAACAGGAGAGAAAGCGCCGACAAGAAATTCAGCAAAAGTTTATGAATGGAACGGTGGCAATAGCAAATAAAATTAAGGAGCAGAATCGTCAAATTGACGAATATGTCCGATTGTTTTCATCAAATCACGGACGCAAACCGTTGAAGGATGAAATTAACGATGCATTACGTTCCAAGATCGATGCCGATATTTTAAGCAAGTATTTTGAAAAATACGGTAGTGATATGATTAATTTAGTAATAGATGATGAAGAAGATAGTGCTGTATAAGATTATTCAACACGTTTTAGTGTGAATAAAAACAAAATCGCAAGCAGAACAATCCAAACATTGCAACAGTATATTGTGAAAATGGTTTGTGTCGATTTAATATTGAACGTGGCGAAATAGAGTAAAGCTACAATAATCATCCACCAGATAGATAAATACAACCCATATCCAGAATCATTTTTCCAAAAGTCTAACATGACTATATTTTCTAGAATACTCGCACTTTGTTCAGCCATTATAATAAATTATAAAATATAAATATGTTATAATTTTACTTAAACAGTCGAAGAATTGAATTGGGGCAAAGTCCCATAAATCTTGGTAAATTGGTTTGTGTTTTTAATAATAAAAAATTGATGCCCCTCTTTTTTGTCAGAAAACAAATCGCCCTTAACATAAAAAGAATTCGTATTTTCAAACAAACCCGTATTTTGTTTATAGTAATTTAGATTATCAATGTCCATTATACAATCGTATTCCATTGGAAATAAAGCGAATCGCTCAAGTGATTCCGCATTTTGCGGGTCCAATGGTAAAAAACTAAAATAAAAATGTTTTCCAATTTCGTCAATATTTGTTTTTGAAATTAACTCTTCTTTGGTGACGTTGACAATTTGGTTGTTTTCATTTGTTTTGCATAAATATCCGCTATACGGCGAGCTTACACTTTCGTTAACGTAGAGCCATCTATTATTGGCGAACAAGTTTTTAATTGTATTGTCGGTATCAAGATTAAACACCTTGTTTAAAAAAGCGAGTTCATTGGGTATGCATGGAATGAATTCGACCGAAGAAAATGCTTCAATTTTTACAAATACAAAAATGGCATTTGTTTCGGAAATATTTGGTATATAACCTATAAATGATGCTTCCTGGTAATATATTTTTTTAACATAATCGACAACTTGTTGTTTGAAGAGTATGTCTAAAGATTCATTGTCCCCTACATTTGGTTGCTCAGGCAAAAGAAGTCCATTTTCGCCACCAATAAGCGGTTGTTCTACATTAAAATAAAATACTGGTAACGAAACGCTTAAATCTTTACGTTGAACAATATATTTAACAAAATGTGTATCTAAGGTAAATGCACAAATATATGTTTTAATATTATTTTCTGTATGGTTGAATGACGTGATTTTATCATATAAATAATCAGAATTTGGATAGTTTTCTTTGGATTCAAGATTTATTATAGGAGGGTTTACAACTGGATTTACCACAGGGTTCACAACAGGATTTACCACAGGGTTCACAACAGGGTTCACAACTAGGTTAATAACAGGATTTATTATAGGAGGGTTAATAACAGGATTTACATCTGGATTTACAACTGGATTTGCATCTAGGTTCTCATTTGGTTCAAGATTTACCGCAACTTGATTTACATTGCATCTGGATTTACAACTGGATTTACATCTGGATTTACAACTGGATTTACAACTGGATTTACAACTGGATTTATAGGACCTAGAAACGGTTCACCTCCAGTTTGGGTTTTATTTTTTTTAATATTTTTAATAGAAAACATATATATATTATTCAAATAATTTAGTAAGAATATATATACGAATGTCAAATAGAGTAAATGCATTATTAAATCCGTCTAATATTTCTTATGGATTTATTGGTATAACAACTGCAATATTAGGATATTATACTTTTTTTGAAAATAATATTGAAGATGTTTCTGAACCCGTACAAGATGTATCCACACAAGAGGTATCTAAAGAAGAACCCACACAAGAGGTATCTAAAGAAGAACCCATACAAGAGGTATCTAAAGAAGAACCCACACAGGAATTGCCTACACAGGATGCATCAACGCCTACACAGGAATTGCCCACACAGGATGCATCAACGCCCAAACCCATAACCGGCGGTAAGAAAAAAAAATCACGCAGACGAAAATAAATTTAGATTTTTTGTTCAACTAATTTTTGAATAAACCATCCACCAATAACTATCCACATTGCTGTTATCATGTCCCCACCATTTTTTATTACCCACCGAATCGCTATGCAATGTGGGGCAGACGCAACGAATGGCGAAGATATAAATCCAATTATAGTCGTAGGGGTGCAAAAGTATATATATAAATGGGGGGCAATAAAGTGCAATATAATCCAAATTGCATATATTCCAACCGGGTTTGATAAATATTTTATATAATTCATTTTTATTGTTTACTGTAAATAAATAATAAAACATCAATTTTATAAAATATTGGTTAAGGCTTCTTTTTGTTCTGGGGTTAACGATTCTGGAAACTTGACATCAAATTCCAAAATCAAATCTCCAGTATTTCCTTCTCTAACCATTCCAAGGTTTTTAATAATTTGTTTTGCACCAGTGAACAAGATAACATTAACATTCAAGCTAATTTGGTTTCCATTAATATAATCCATCTTAAACTTAAATCCACACAATGCCTCTTTCAGTGTAATTGTTTTTTTATAACACAAATTGATTCCATTTCTCACAAATTCAGTTTCATTCGATACAGTAATACTTAAATGAACATCTCCGCGTATTTTGTTATCTCCGGCATTTATAACATTTCCTTTGTCTTGCATTATAATGGTCTCTCCACTATCAATACCTTGTGGAATATTTATGCTGATTATATCGGATTCATTTGTCTTTGAATCGCCTTCTTGGACCCATCTCTCGAATGCAACTTGAACCGGTGTTCCAGTGAATGCTTGTTTCAACGTAATCTGAATATCTTTGACAATTGGTGGCGGTTTTTGAATATGTCTTTGGAAAAACATACCGGGCATTCCATGTATTTCTACGGTCGGACCACCTTGTCCAAAAAGCATTTCGAAAATATTTACTCCACCTGGGCCGGAACTAAATCGCATTTCTTGGCCGAAGGGTTGACCGAAAGGCCCTCCTTGACCAAAAGGTCCTCCAGGGCCAAAAGGTCCTCCAGGGCCAAAAGGTCCTCCAGGGCCAAAGGGATGCCCTCCTCCCCCATTCATTTCCATATCATACATTTCTCTCTGTTGTTTATCACTCAACACATCATTCGCCGAATTGATTTCCTGCATTTTTTTATTAGCTTCTTCTTGCTCTTCCGGTGTTTTACTCTTAACTTTATCCGGATGAAATTTCATCGACATTGCGCGAAATGCCTGTTTGATTTCTTTTTCGCTGGCGTCTTTGGAAACGCCCAAGGTTTCATAATGGTTCGGCATATTTATATAGATAATCTGTAAAATTATTTATATGACTTTTACGAATATGGATAAAATACATATAAAACTTTATTTGGTAATTAATCCAACAAATGGACCCCGACACTTTTATATTAAAATACAAACCATATTTTATCCGCGATTTTTATCTAGAACCTGCACACATCACTGTTCTAAATGCGTTAAAAGAACTGGATGACCTCAATTTGCTGATTGTAGGAAACACATGTTCCGGAAAAACATCACTTATTTATGCAATTATTCGCGAATACTATGGAATGAATGAAAAATCCGTTTTTCCAGAACACAACATTATGTTCATCAATAATTTGAAAGAACAAGGCATCCAGTTTTTCAGAACCGAGATGAAAACATTTTGCCAATCATCATCCAATATTCCTGGAAAAAAGAAAATTATTGTGGTGGATGACATTGACACAATTAATGAACAAAGTCAACAAGTTTTTCGCAACTACATTGACAAGTATTCCAAAAATATTCATTTTATATCAGTCTGCACAAATATCCAAAAGGTGAACGAAAGTCTGCAATCCCGGTTGCACATATTAAAAATAAACCAAGTAAATCGCGCAAATTTAGAAACCACAATGGCAAAAATTGTGGAAAAAGAGGGTTTAATAATTGACACAGAAGCCAAAGAGTTTTTATTAAATATCAGCGACAATTCAATTCGCATTTTAATCAATCATTTGGAAAAAATATACATACTCAATCAACCAATTAATATGGAATTGGTTCACAAACTGTGTTCCAACATTTCGTATGTACAATTTGACAATTATATTAGTAAGTTGAGGTCATGCGATTTGAATGGCGCAATTGCAATATTATATGAAATTTACGAGTATGGGTATTCAGTTATTGATATTTTGGATTATTTTTTCACATATGTCAAGATGACTAAGAATTTGGAAGAAGTTGAAAAATACCGTGTTTTGCCGTTTCTCTGCAAGTATATTACAATTTTCCACAAAGTCCACGAAGATGTAATTGAACTCGCATTCTTCACAAATAGTTTGATGAACGAACTGTCCGTAAAGTAATCCAAATAAAATGCTGCAAGTATAATAAATGGCTTCAACACACAATCTTGACATAAACACCTACTCTTTAGAAGAAATCTTTGGTCTCTTTGATTTAAATTATAACTTGACCGAGGATTCGATGCGCGCCGCGAAAAAAAAGGTTCTCATGATACACCCCGACAAATCGCGACTTCCCGCAAATTATTTCCTCTTTTACAAACAAGCGTACGAAATTGTCTTGAACATATACAAGCAAAAATCCAAATTCAATGGTGACGCAAATGGTGCGCCAAAACAATACAGTCCGGACGTAGAACAGCACTCATCCATTGGCAACAATGGTGCCCCATCCACTGATGCCAACATATCAAAGAAGTTTTCAAATAGCAAGTTCAATGAATTGTATGACCAAAATATGGTGAGAAAAACGGACACATCCCGTTTTGACTGGTTTAAACAGGACGAACCGGTCATGGATGATTTCAGCAAACGACAGGTGAACCCCAAAAATATGGGGTCCGAACTGGAAGCAATCAAGCAGAAACAATCGGCCCTCCAAGTGTATAAAGGTGTGCAAGAGATGCAGAGTGGCGGAGGCACAAGTTACTTCGAAGATGATGGAGAATCCAATGAATATGTGGCCTGCGACGTTTTTAGCAAGCTGAAGTTTGACGATTTGCGCAAGGTGCACAAAGACCAGACAGTGTTTGCGGTTTCGGAAGCGGATTTTAACAAGAGACCACAATACAAAACGGTGGACCAGTTTGTGAGAGAACGAGATGCCGGAGGGAGTGCACCCCTGTCAAAAGCCGAGGCAGCACAGCTGCTCGAAAGACAACAGAGAGAGAAAGAACAGTTGATTATGAACAAACAACACCGGGACTATATGTTGCAAAAAGAGTATGAGGAAAAACAGAAATCAGTTCGCGCGGCCTTTCTCCAACTTCGTTAAGGGAACTACGTTCCCTTAAGAACCCTCCTTCTCAGTTTAATATACATATATGTCTTGATGATACAATGCATTTATAAGAGTAAGGGAGGGTTCATAAGGGAACCGTAGGTTCCCTTATAATATATCTGCGATTATTATAATATCAAATAATGTTTGACAAAAAATACGCTTACCATTATTTATTCGCAATCGGCACAATTGGAGTAGTCAGTTATTTCGGCGATAAAATCAAACAGGGATTAACCAACAGTGATGCAGAGAACGAGCTAATTCGCAAATATTTGTTGAACGAGTCGCCCCTTTATGGAATGAACCGACCCAAGCTGTGGATACACAGCACCTATGAGAAAAACGCCCGCCAGTGGAAAGATTTTTACAGCCGAAATACCACCGATTTGAACCAGCCATATATTCATCTCACAATTAAATCGATTATCAACCATTGTGGAGCGGATTTCAACATTTGCTTGATTGACGACGAAACATTTAGCAAACTCATTCCCACTTGGGAGGTCAATATGGCCACACTTTCTGAGCCGCACAAATCTACGTATCGTGAACTTGGTATGTTGCAACTTCTCTACTTGTATGGAGGAATCATTGTACCGAATTCGTTCATTTGTATGCAGAACTTGGCGCCCCTTTTGGCCGAGCAGCCATTTGTTGCTGAGATGGTGAATCGTGGTTGCAACGTCGCCTCAAATAAAGAGAACCAGAATTTTATGCCGTCCACCAAATTTATGGGCGCGAAGAAGGGATGCCCCGTTATACAAAAGATGTTGGCAGAAAACAAAGTGGACGTGAATCGCCACTTCACAACAGAATCCAAATTTTTAGGAAATATTCAACAATGGTTATACAATGAGGTGAATGCGGGGTCTATGCAACTGGTCAATGGTAAACGGATTGGAACTAAGACAGCCAAAGGGAAACAGATTTTACTGGAAGATCTGATGAGCGAGGACTTTTTGGATTTGGACAAAGACGCGTATGGGATTTACATCCCAGCAGACGAAGTTTTATCTAGACTCAAATATCAGTGGTTGGCCTACTTATCTTCGGAAGAAGTCTTGAAAACCAATCCAATCATTGTGAAATACTTGAAATCATCAACGGTGGATGCAGTCAATGAGTATTTTTCGGAGGCAAATGTGTTGAAGAGTGTCTCTACCATTTAAAGGGCGTAAACTTATTGACCTACGGTTTTCGCTTCGCTTACCCCTTTTGAACCCTCCCTTTTGGCCCTTTTGAACCCTCCCTTTTGGCCCTTTTGAGGTCACCAAAAAAATATAAACATTTTTTGATTATATTTTTATATGCAAGGAAATAATTTGATGCCATTATCTGTTGCGACCATCAATAGAACAGAAGAACCTGATAATCCATCTCAAAATGGAATGTATAATGGGTATAAAGATTTTTATCTAAAATCTTTATATAGAGCAATCAACACAATGCTCTGCCAAATATTTAAACGCAAAATCCCCCACCATATATTATTTGATTTGTTGGAAAAAATATGTTGCAAAACCGAAAAATATTATTTCATCGATATTGCAGCATATAACAAACTGTTATTTCTGGATTTAAAAAAACCATTTATTGATACATTGACCGAGTATTATTTTTTATCAAAGCGTTTTTATTTAGAGAGAGAATTTACATACAGTTCGTTACAAACATTGTCCGGCAATTTTGCAAACATGAAAATATAAAAATTGATTCGGAAATCAAATACAACCACTCCAAATATTATATTAATTTCTTTGTGTACATTACCTGAATAATTATATAACCATATATATAATATACAATGAGCAAAAATGCATATGCAACTGTTCATTTTGGAAGTAATCCTGTTTATTTGGAATTGGAACTCTATTTCTTCATAATGTTGCGTAAATATACGACCAATGATATTTTGTATTTATATTCCGCGACGGATACTCCAGAGTCTTTTGTGGAAGCGGTTCGACCCTTTGTGACTGAGGTGATTCCATACAATGATACTGGCATCACATACAATGTCAAATTCGAAAGTGGCTATACAAATTTTAATACGTTGAGAACATGCAATTTTATTTTTGCATACAATTTAGAAAAATATGAAAAAATATGCATTATTGAATCGGATATGGTAATCATGAACAGTATTGATTCGATTTTTGAGTTGAACGCACCCGCAGTATTGTCATATTACATTAGTAATCCAACTCCGGAAAATGAGAAAATAGTGCACAAACAAATATTAAACACAAATGTTAAAATTGACAATAACCCCGCGGAAGTTATTTCAAAATGCAATCAAAAAGGAAGACTCAATGGAGGTGTTATGTTGATTGAACCAAGTGTGCGTTTATTTGAATTGTACAAAGATAAAATCCCCGACATTATTGGAAAAACTTGCAAATATCCAAATGAGACGTTGTTTGAGTATGTCAACAATTCATATTATAATTTACCGGTTCGATATAATTTATCGCATTATCACGCAAAACCAAATTTTTTGAAAAGTTACAAAATGGACGAGAATGATGTTTTGGTCTTTCATTTTAACGAAACTAATTATAAACACCTCGATACTATAAAAAATCCGGTTGACGAAAAGGGAGAGAATTGGTTGGATATTTACAGGAGCACAACGGACCCAAAATATGCAATTAAAAAAATTCCTGTGTTGCATTACAAGGATTTTGTGTATGATGAAAATCACGGAAAAATCGAAGATATTATTTCGGGTCTTTCAAGTAAAAAAGAACGAAATAAAGAAAAAACCAAAAAATGGATAGCCCGTGTTGATACATTGGTTAGTCGAATTTCCGAAATTAAAACAAAAAAAAAATTAATAAAATTTGATACTAATTATATTCAACCGATTTTAGAAATAGAGACAACCCATAAATTGAATACTGCAATCAAAGATAAAATTAAAGAATTAACGGATGCGTATGGTGCAAAGATGAGCGTAATGCCAAGTGAAACAAAAAAGAAGAGGACAAATAAAAAGAAAAAGAACTCGACGCAAAAAGATTTGTAAAGATTCGTAAATATATCAAATAAAATGCATATTTGATATATATAATGCAATTCACCCCTCAAACACCCTCAAGAGTTGTTGCTCCTGTTGTTGAAGAATTTAGTCGTTCCGATTTCGAAGAATTACTCAGACAAAACCCTGGGAAAGTTGTGCTGAAATTTGGCGCCACTTGGTGTGGTCCTTGCAAAGCCATTGAACCATTGGTGTATCAGTGGTTTTCCAAAATGCCTGCCAATGTTCGTTGTGCAACCATTGATATTGATGAGTCATTTGACCTTTATGGGGCATTAAAGACAAAACGCCAAATTGGCGGTATCCCTGCGATTCTGTGCTTCAATAAAGGCAATGAGAGTTATATTCCAGATATGAATGTTGTTGGGGCAAATGTTGAGCAAGTCAATGCATTTTTTAGACAAGTCTTGGAGTAGGGGAGAACTCCCACACAAAGGGCTTATAGATGCGCAAAACACTACTATAATAAAGGAGGGGGTCAGTTCTCACCATCTATTTTACAATTAAAAGGGGGGGTATAAGCCGTCAGGCGCTTGCATCCGTAGGATGCTTAGGCCTTTGTGGGAACGTAGTTCTCACCATCTATTTTACAATTAAAAGGAGGGGGTTTGGGGGAACCTTTGGTTCTCCCACCCACTAGAGGTATAAGCTCTGGTTCGTCGCCACATATTTGAGAATTAGCGCGTCAATTTGCGACAACTTATGCGCAAGTTCTACACACTCGCATATACCCATAAGTTCACGACCAAGCGTCGATATTTTCAGAATGGCCTTTGTAAAATCACCAATAGAAACGCCATTTGCTCCAATCTCGGAAATAACCGACTTGCAATCTGCCTCATCATTGCATTCGCACCACGCATACATACAATCTATCAAATCGTAGCACAAGCCTTCTTCTCTCATATTGATTCCATGCGACTCTTCCAAAACCAATAATTCGGACCGCACCCTCTCAAAACTCTTGATTTTCTCGTTCATAAACGACTGGTCGCAATAATTTGAAAACCCGGAATAAATTCGTGATTCCTCGTTAACGCGCACATCTGTAAAAACACTTAAAAAGGCAACCAAATCTTTGGGTCCAAATTCATCAAAATTGTTCCACACTGAACGAAGTCGTGCAATCAGAATTGGATTAATTTCGGAAACAACTCCGGCAATCAATTCATATTCGTCTTCACCAACCGCGCGAATTACACCAACTTCAACAAGTACACATATGAGTCGCTGCACTTTATCCAAAATATAACTTTGGTTTGCACGCAACCGGTTCCTGGTTTCATCCAGCGTTTTTTGAAACTTGAGATAATCAATATAGAAAATGTAATCTTTTTCCAAATTCGGGTTCTCTGCAAACATTTTGCGAATAGCGAGGTCGACTTCTTTTCGCTTCTTATTTGCGGAAAATTCCTGTTTTACTAGCAAATCCGAATATGCCTTGAGGGTTTCTCTCGATGTTTTAAGATTTATAAACCCTTGTTCTTTCTGTACAATCTTATTTTCTATTGATTCAACTTCTCTCAATAATCCTGCGGACATCTTATCCATTTCGGTTTGCAACATTGATTTGGTAATGAACTTCTCGATGTCTTTGACCGATACCTTCTCTGCATTTTTGAAAAGATTTAATACAACCGAATAATAAATCTGGAACTTGCTTTCCAGCTTTTGCGGAAGCCCACACAAAACCTCTTTGTAAGTGGTCATGGACGGGAGTTCAAAAAGGTTTGAACAATGGACCACGTGACCAACGGTGTCGATGCCTCGGCGACCTGCGCGACCTGCCATTTGCGTATATTCGTGGGGCAAAAGGTATCTGGGTGAATCACCGCCATCGTATTTCTTCAAATTGACGAAGACCGCGGTCTTAATGGGGCAGTCTAGACCAATGGCGAAACTTTCGGTTGCAAAAAGAACCTTGATGTATTTCTTGGAAATCATGAATTCGACGATTTCTCTCAACACTGGAATCATACCGGAATGGTGGATTCCGATTCCCTTCTCCAAAAGTGCAACCAGGTTCTGGTATTCGGGGAGACCCTTGTATTCTCTCCAGTTGGGCAAACGTTTCAGAATGGATTCGCATTCATTCTTCACTATATACGAAACCTTGGAGTCATCTTCTAATAAAGGCGTGGTGATTTCTTCGGCGCACTGTTCCACCGCTTTTCTGGAAAAAACAAAACAAATGGCCGGCAACATATCTTGGTCTCTCAGATGTCCCAATAAATTATTCAAAACGGTTTTACGTTTAAGATGCACATCATTTGCTGCCAGTGCATCCAAAACCGTTTTGGTTTCTCTATAGGTGGATTCATTGAAAACACCTTCAGCGGAACGAATTGGCAAACATTTATCCACAGATTTGCGAAACCTGGCTTCAGTCTCTTTGTCCTTCATTTTCCCACACATGGCCTCGATGCGCATCATTAATATAATGGAACTCGTCGAATACCACACACCCCAATTCGTTCTCTATGTCCATTGAAAAAGAAAGTGAAGACTCTTTTCTGTTCTCAGATTGTGTAAAAAGCTGGTTCATCAATATTTCAGTTGTCATAATTAAAACTTGTGCACTCGGATTTGTTTTGATATCGCCGGTTAATAAACCAAAAGTAATATCCGGATACTTTTGCGTAAAATCAAATGTCTTTTGATTGGAGAGAGCCTTGATGGGTGAACAATAAATTACGCGTTTACCCAAACCAATAAAATGCCGGATTGCAAATTCCGCGGGCAACGTCTTTCCAGAACCGGTCGCTGCCGTCACCAATACATGGTTCCCATCGACAATACCTTGGATAGCATGTTTCTGAAAAGGGCTTAGGTCGTGTTTAAATAATTTGAAATATTCTCCGTATTTCGAATCATTTGAATAATTATTATTGTCTGTTGTTAATACCATTATTTATAAGTTTATTAGCACAATATGTTTATATTGTTTATAAAAGAGAATAAAGGTTTTTCCAAATAATTGTTTAATAAAATGGAAAATATTCTCTACGAAATAGAAGACCATGAAGATAATGTGCAGAAAATGGACAAACAATCGACAAAATCATATTTGAAAGATTTTGCAGATGATGTGAAAAGCATAAAAAAAACTTACAAATATGGAAATAAAGTTTACAGGATGACACTTTTCTCTCTTGAACATGATTTTTTAGCGGAGGATTATATTGAGCATTACAAATCACTTTCTTCCAACCTTTATGGAAAAGATTTCATGAGTGAGTTTGATATTTTTATAATTAGGAAATTCAATGAATGATTTCTCTAACATGTTTCATTGCAAGGAAACCGTAGGTTTCCCCTATATTTGAACTGCCCATCTCCAATTGGAATTTTATTGGCGCGCCAAGCTTTACTGGCTTCATCAAAATCAATTGTTATGGCATACTGTTGACCCTTTCTCTTGGGTAAATTGTTGTGCAAAATAGTTTCGGGCAAAACGCGATGTTGACCTGTCGCATTTGCCTTCGCATTTGCATTCGCTTCTTCCAATAATTTCCTGGTTTGACTTCTTGTTTGCATTTTTTTATAATTTTGTTTTCTCTCCAGATAAACAAAATTAATTCAATTTTATAGGTTCAAAATTTGATTATACAATCTGCGGAAGAAATATGTATGTTCAAGAGTTTTTATTTTACGGAATTATTTTAATCTTAGTGGTCCGATATTTATACATTTGCATCAAATATCCTTTCTGGGCGCACATGCCCGTCTACCACACATATGATTACCACAACTTTTTTTCGAGGACCTGTAGAGAAATGCAACTGTTCCCATATAAGAACAAGTTCTCTAATGCCATCCAAATAAAAACCATTAGTTACTATGAACTGAACGACACGTATATTAAATATTTTGCAGAATTGCTCCAATGTTTTTATATTCCTGCAGATGATATTTTATACACACCTGTAGAGAAAGATGTGAAAGCCCGCTTTAGTGGGCATTTTGATACTCCGTTTCTCTCCTTTTACAACGAAAAGAACTATGTCTCTACAGGTAAGTCATCTGAAAAACAATTTGACATCTTGAGCACCAATGTGGAAATCCAATTGTTTCCAGAACCGAAGGGTTGTATTGCCTCGTATCCAGTGCACACATTTTATCATCCATCAAATGAATATAAACCAGCCAACTATTTAACGTATATTGCGTGCGACCGCGCATATAAATCGCAAAACATTAGTCGCAATTTGATATCCACCCACGACTACAACGTGCGGAGACACAATCCAGATGTTAGAATCGGACTTTTAAAAAAAGATATTGGGGTTTGTGAAGGCGTGGTACCGCTCCTGACTTTCTCTACAGGTTTGTTCGAAATAAATGTTAGTAAGACTAAGCAACGAGTGCGCAACATTGTTCAAGTGTATCGACAGAACTGGGATATCATGCTAGATACATTGCACGGACTGTTCAAACCGAATGTTCTCTACGATTTTGTGGTTGCAATTGACATTGGTGCTATTAAATCGAGGATTGATGGAGAGATACTTTTTGTTTATGCGTTTTGTGAACAAGGCAATGTATTGGCGATGTATTTCATAGAGGATGCACACACACACTATGAAAAAGGGACCGAAGGTCCCGACCGACAAGGGACCCAGAGAGAAGGTCCCGACCGACAAGGGACCGAGAGAGAAGGCCCCCAAAATAAGGGTATAAAATTGGTCGCATCCATCAACAACGGACTAACAGAACACCTATTTTTCCAAGGATTCCTGGAATGTTTGCGCAAATTGCAAAAACGAAACCTAGATTTCAAAATGCTGTTGATTGATGACATCGGACACAATCAACAGTTGATGACGCAATTACACCTTTGGACATTAAAACCCCACGAAATGTCAAAACCAATTGAACAAACCACCGGCGCATATTACTTTATCAATTGGATGTTTCCACACACGGTCTTGAGAGAAAGAGCTTTTATTATGGTATAATCCATCTATACACTTGGGTTTGCCATATCCATTTTCTCTTTAATCGTATCTAAATCGTCGCTCAATTTTTCTGTAATAAATCCATACTTATTTCCAATAATTTCCAAAAACACTGGTGTATTCAACATCTCCCAACCTTTCTCTCTATCGCTAACACCTTTCAAAAACACTTCTTTATGTTGCCCAATAAATGGTTTATATGCCCCAATAAATCCATCTATGTCAGAACCGAATTGCCGCGAATTAGAAACTGTGGTATCTTTATTTATGTTATCAATCATTTGGTTTGCAATTCGTATTTTATTCAAATCATCTGGATGATGGATAGCAATTGTTTGATAATCAACTGATTTATAATTGGAATTTTTACCAGGCAATGAGAAAAAAGATTTTATCCTATTGCTTACTATTTTGGGTTCAATTTTAAATAAATCCATGACATCGCCGAACAATGATTTACTACCTATTGAATAATATACTCTGTGTAAATCCGAATATTTTTTCTGGTCTTCTTTATTGAAACTATCATACATAATTTTATAATCTACCAATAAACCATCTTTGTTGTACGCAACAATTTTTATAAAATTTGGTTTACCTCCGCGCAATAATCGTCTGGTTTTTATGTTGCGTCGGTGTTTGCTGTTTTTCGTTTTTGCCATATATACTTACTATACATTTTCAGGAGTATTAAAATATTTGTTTCTGTATTTTTCGATTTCCTTGTCGGGAATTCTATCATATAGAAAAATGTGCATCGCTTTTTCCGGATGTTTCAACATTTCAATAATAAAATGGATGGAGTAAACGCCGCATTCAGTTCCGCCATATTGGTGTTTCTTTTTACTAGTAATGTATTTGAATTTAATATTTTCTCTCATGCCCTGTTCCTTAACATGGTTTATAAACTTGGCAATTTCTTTTGGAACAGAACCGGATGCGCTATCAAAGAACATGATGATGCGTTTATTCACATCAATGAACAGCGAGACCCAATGTGAACCAGATTGGTTGTGTTTATCTAAATTGAATACGCTGCCAAACCTGCGCTTGCCCTGGCTCATTAATTCACTCAAATTGAATTTGCAGAGTTCGTCTTCAACGCAAGTGTGTGTTGATGTATCCACAATATAATCATAATCAATCGGGGTTGTTCCTAAATATTTAAAATCTTTGTTTTCCATTTCGTATTGTTCCATCACCACATCGATATCAAAATTGGTTAACCATTCGTTTTTATTTTTGAACCATTCTGGTGGATGTTCGGGTGCAAAAAGTTGTTTTTTTATTTTTGAACGCAACTTCACATCATCGATTTCATTCACCCATTTTCTCTCATCGTCTGTATCCAGATTCATTCTGAGTTCATGCCAAATAAGTGTAGGTTTTGTCGCAATGATTTTGTTTGCATGGTCTTTGTTATATTCATCGCGGATTTTCAGGAGGACTTCCGGTGTCATGCAAGATGTCGAAACTACTTTCTTGACCGATGGACTGCAATTCAACTGTTTGACTGTTTTCTGCAATTTTTTTTTGAGTTTTTTCTGTGTTCCCTTCATGTCTATAATATTATGGGAATATATATAATGGCGACTGTGATAGATATTACAGGAGAAACCTACACTATAACATCAGACCCAAAAACAAAATCAAGAATTTCCATTGTAAATAACAATAACATCAAAGAAATTGTTGGAATTAAATCGACTATATTGGATGTTATTATTGAAGACAATCCAAATTTAGAGACAATCCATATGAATAAATCTGTTTTGCGAACATTGCATATTACCGACAATCCAATACTAAAATTTGTGCAAGCTATTCCAATTACTCAATTGGTTATAATAAAAGACAATCCATTATTGGATTATGATGAACTGTTTTTGCAATTTTCGGAATTTCCAGTTGTTAAAACATATGTTCCAATTATTGAAATAACTAAACCTGAAATAAAATGTGATAAATCTCTCAACATAAAAGATGTTGAATTTGTAAATAACTCAGAGACTCGCAACAAATCTCCAGATTATTTGAATACAGAAAACCAATTCAAAATTCACAACGAATATTATGACGGTCGGGCATATCCAATAATTACAATACCCAAAGGTATGATGTTATACACATATACAAATATTGAGGATGGGATTGATTTGTTTGCAAATATTTACAATACAAACAGTTACGATAATTACGAAAATGAAATCAAATTTTTTTATTCAGTTCCGTATGGAGCAAAACTTGGAATTGATGGAAAATATAATCATTGCAATATTGTTGTTTTGACAGCGGATGTTCGGTTATTGTGTTTATTATCACCAGCACCGCAAAATATGGAAACAATGATGTTTCCAAGTAAGAATGGAGTTAATGACAAAATGGGTAAGACATGCATTTTCTATAGTAGTGATATTACACATCCGTGCGAATTGTATCACCACGACTTATGTTTGCAAAAAGAGTTTCGTTCAGTTATGAATCTACAAGGTTATATAAATATTGATGTTGAAGACAGTATGTCAAATGGAGAAGCTTGGAAAAAAACATACGAAAATCCAAAATATGTTGATATTATTAAGGAATATTTGCAGGGGTCTTGTATATCAAGTGCAAAAATTAGCGAATCAAATTATAGTTATATAAATAACCTTTTTTCGTTGCGTATGCCACCAAACACGTTATTTGGATTGCCACAAATAGCACTGTGTCCTATAAAAACACATTTGTTTGGCAAACCGCATAAATATATTTATGAAAAATTTATGCCAAAAAACTGGAAACGGAAACCATTTATGGAAAAATTTATATTTGAAAATTTTAATTATTATATGGTGGATTCTTGTTCGATTGAAGAAATTGAAGAAACAATTGAAAAATTTAAAGCTGACATCGTGCAAAATCGTCAATATCATTTATTTTATTTATTGAATACATACAAAGACCCTGCATATTTATATTGGAAAAATATAGGCCCAATTACTGTAGAAGATGTTGATTATTTATTTACTTACAACAACAACAATGTTGTTGGGTGTGTATTTGAAACTGTATCATTTAACATACTTTTACATACAGGTGGCACAAAAAAACGAAAAACAAAAAAATGTATAACAAAAAAGCGTATCAAACTCAAAGATAAATCAAACCCATTTGTATTTACACGTACCAGTTTTGGTATGCCAATTATGTATAGGAAACCAACATCTTTGTAAAATATACTTTACAAAATAGTATTTGAATATTTTGTAAAATAAAAAAAAACACGAATTTATAAACTTACCTTTTTTTTGCGTATGCACACATTCATTTATGCCTTCTTGACAACCTTCTTGACAACCTTCTTCTCAACTGGTGCTGCTGCTGCTACTGCAGGCTTCTCCTCCTCAACAACAGGCGCAGGTATAGGCGCTACTACAGGCTTAGCTACAACCTTTGGTGCAGGCTTTACTGGCTCAGGCTCTGGCTTTGGCGCCTCATCCTCCTCATCGCTGTCATCAACCATAGTTTGAGTCACCTTCGGCTCAGGTGCAGGAATTGAGTTGACCTCCTCCTCGGCCTCGGCATCGTGGTTCTCGATGGTATTCTTCTCATCCTCAGACAGCTTGATGTGGCACTTACCGAATACAGTCACAACCTCCTTGGGCTTGACAACCGCCTGGACCAACTTCCAGGTAACACCCCAGCCCTTGCCGCCAATCCAAATGCCGCCGCACTGTAAAACGCAGGCAACATTACTTAACTTGGGCACAAAGTGTGCAGGTGTCATCTCCTCATTCTCGCAGGGGAATATCAAGCTGCCATTTGTATCGTACAACTCGACGTTCCATCTGTTGTCCTTCTCGTAGAAGGGCACCTTGGCACCAAGCGTGGGACTCTTGGTCATATCGGGCTTCTTGGTTCCCTTAATCTTGGGATACTTGAGGATAGGGAAGAAACTGTACTTGAGAATATCAAGGGTCAACTTCTCGCCCCACCATAACTCGGAATTCTTGACTGCCTCATTCAAAATCGCGGTCTCGAATGCCTTGACCTTGTCTAAGAACATGGTCGAATTCTTGGTTGCATACTCCTCATTGGGGAAACTGAGCGAAATGCTGAACTTTCCATCGGAAACACCGGTAGTTTGGTCTACGAAATCACTGATTCCCCAAGTAGTCATAAGGGGGGATGAGATGTGGAGACCACGGCCGGTTTGGTTGCTAATAATATTGATTGACTTTCCTTGCTTATCGTTTACCTTGGGGGGAGTGAATCGAATGGATTCAGGGACCCAGGCGTTAACATCGAGGACAATAGGTTGAGACTTGGTAGCGGACATTTTTAGTTCTGGTATACTTCTATTAGTGGTTTGGCTTTATATAACTTGTAAAACTTGTTATTTGGGGAATTTATGCTTTTAGATAATAGTTTTATCAAAATTTCAATTTTACGTTTTTGATTTTTAAAATACTTTTTAGATGCCTACTTGTCAGAGTGCAAAAAATAACATTTATAAAAGTGATTTATAATAATATTTCTATATAACGAATATAGATTATGCTTTCAAAGATGGCAAAGCCAGAACCAAATACAACCTATAGAGAAATATCAAAAATAGATTTATCAAAACTCAAATTGCCCGACCTCAAGAAATGCGCAAAAGACTTGAGCATAAAGGTTTCCGGAAACAAAGCAGAAATAAAAACGCGGATTGAAAACCAAATTAGATATATATTCTCTGCAATCAAAATTCAAAAAACATTTCGCAGACACATAGTTTTAGAATGGATGAAATTAAAGGGAACCCGAGAGAACTGTGTCAACGATACTGATTTCTACACTTTAGAACCACTGGATGAAATTCCCTATCTGTATTTTATAAAATACGTGGATGTATCACATAATGTGAATTATGGGTTCGATATTAAATCTCTCTGCACGTTGGCAACCAAAAATAAAAAGTTTGAAAACCCATACAACAGAGAAAACCTCAAAACACCATTTGGTGCAAAAATGGTGAAGGCTGTGAAGCTAACCAATATTCTGTTTCCGGGAAATGATTTGATGATGGATATTGCAAACGTGTATGAATCTACAATGCCAAGACCTGCAGAGACTTTCTCTGCATTTTTCCAAAATTTAGACCAGTTATCATTGGAGCAACGCATAACAAATTTGTTTATCCAGATTGATAATCTGGGCAATTACACCAATAAAGAATGGTTGACCCAGTTAACTGAAGACCGTCGCTACTATTTGGTAGTCAAAATCAACCAGTTGTGGAATAAAATATCACCGGCATTGCGACAAAAAATATGTCCACATATATCGCCCTTCTCTTCAGCTTTCTTTGGAAATTCACCTGCACACATTAGCACAGAAATGATTGTTAAAATGGCGGAGGTTTTGGTCTATAGTGGTATAGATAGCGAACATAAACAATTGGGGGCGATGTACTTTTTATCAGGATTGACACTTGTTTCTTTGAATGCACGAAACCAGATGCCGTGGTTGTATGAAAATTATTTCACGATTGTCAGGTAGTGGGAGAACTACGTTCCCCCAAACCCCCTCCTTCAGGGAGAACCGCTACGCTCATCCCCCAAACCCCCTCCTTTTAATTATAAAATAGGGAGATGTCTAACTATTCTATCAATGCAAGTTTACTCCTGAAGGAGGGGGTTTAGGGCGTAAGAGAAGCGGAGCTTCTCTGAATACCATGGGTTCTCCCTGATAGGATTCTTAGATCTTTAGAAAAACTACATTCTCCTTATTTTATAATTAAGGAGGGGGTAAGCCGTCAGGCGCTTGCATCCATAGGATGCTTAGGCCTTTTG